TGCCGGTATCGCGAACAACAATGACACCGACCCGCTCATCCTTCGCGCTATAATCACCTACTGCCGTCTGAACTTCGGGCAGCCGGACGATTATGATCGGCTAAAGCTGTCTTACGATGAGCAGAAGGCGCAGCTCAGCATGGCAACGGGGTACACGGAATGGACAGAAGCGACATCATAACACTTTACGCTGACACTGTATCCTATGATGATTACGGTGTTGCGGTAAAGACGCGGACGAGCCGCGATGTGTTCTGCAAGGTTGACTCTGTTTCGCGTGCTGAGTTCTATGAGGGTGGACGTGCCGGACTGAATCCGGAGTACAGAATAACGATGTTTTTCGCTGACTACAATGGCGAGGTCCTTGTAGGTTACAACGGGCGGAATTATTCGGTATATCGGACCTATCAAGCCGGCACGGACATCATCGAGCTGTATGTTGAGCGGAAGAACGGTACGGACGTCACAGTCACCACAACGGTTCCCGGAGGTGGTAGCAATGGCGGTAGCACCTGATAAGTTTGCACAAGCTATAAACAAGGTCCTTTCCGACTATGAGAAGGGGCTGATAGCTGATGTGGAAACACTCAACAGAAAACTCACGCGGACGGGAGTGAGCGAGGTAAAACGTGCTTCCGGACAGTTTGGCGGCTCTGGTGCTTATGCCAAGGGCTGGACATCTAAGTTCGAGAGCAAACGGCTTTCCTCACAGGGGACGATCTACAACAAAGACCTTCCCGGTCTTCCTCACCTGCTTGAGCATGGTCATGCGATGCGCGGAGGCGGGAGAGTTCCCGGCCGGGCACACATTGCTCCGGTTGAGGAAAAACTGATCAAAGAATTTGAGAAGGCGGTGGAAAAAGCTGTATGACCCATAAAGAAGTATTTCAAATCATCTCCGGGATCGTGATGACGCCGGCAAAGGGAAGCAAACCTGCTGCCTACATACCGACCGCCTATTACCAGTTCCTGGCTGATGATCCGAACAATCCACCGCCGCCTCCGCCGTTTATCTGCTACTACTACACCGGCGACAACGATGTCAAGGCGGATGACGCGAACTATCAGAAAATCCGCCAGCTCAGCGTGGAGCTGTACTGCGACAACAAAAACTTCACACTTGAATCAGCCGTGGAGAGTGCATTGACCTCCAACGGCTTTGTATACAGCAAATACGAGGAATACATCGACGATGAGAAGATGTATATGACAACTTATGAGATGGAGGTAATCATTACCGATGGCTGATACCAACAAAATCAGATATGGCATTAAGAACTGCTACTATGCCAAGGCGACCATTTCCACTACTGGTACGGCAACTTACACCACTCCCGTAGCCCTTCCCGGCGCCGTCTCGATCAGCTTCGATGCGCAGGGAGACATGAACAAGTTCTTCGCCGACAACATTGCGTACTTCACCAGTGTGGCGAACAACGGCTACGAGGGAGATCTGGAGATTGCCAAGATCCCCGATGAATTCCTTACGGACTGCCTCGGCTTCATCAAGGATGCCAATGATGTCCTTGTTGAGGATGCCGGAGCTGCTCCCGTACACTTTGCTCTCATGTTCCAGTTTGAGGGTGATGCGAACGCGAAGAGGACCGTCCTCTACAACTGCGTTGCTACCCGTCCTGCTGTGAACGGAAGCACCAAAGAGGAAAGCATTGAGCCGCAGACCGAAACGATCAGCATTTCCGCTACTACGGTCTACAACAGTGTGCTTGGCAAAGATGTGGTCAAGGCTTCCTGCACCGAGACCCAGAGCACGGTCTACGGCAGCTGGCTGTCTTCGGTCTACCAGACCACAACTACGTGATAAGCAAAACAAGGAGGCACTATGTTATACGGCATGGTTAAAATCGGCGACAAGGAATACCGGATGTGCTCAGCTGCGTCCGTGAATGTCGCCTACTTCAACATTTTCCACGAGGACTTCATGAGCCTGATGAACCCGGAAGAGCCGACCAAGGCAATCACCCCGTTCATCAAGATGGCGTTCGTTATGGCAATGAAGGGCGAGAAGTCCAGGGATGAGGTCGATAAGCTGACGAAGGCCGACTATGAAGCCTGGCTGGATGAATTCACCATGGGTGACCTTGTGAACGCTATCGGTGACATCCAGGCGCTTTATCTCAGCAGTTCTGTCGGCACAGCTGTGTCTAAAAAAAACAGCGTAGGACCGACCGACAATTAACGACCGCCTTGTTCCTCTTACGAGCGATCCAGACCGGGCTGACTCTTGACGATCTGGACCGCTTGGAAGTGGGGACCGTATACGACATCATGACCGAGGCGGCCAATGATGATGCGAAATACAACTATGTAGCCACGCAAGAGGACTTTGACAGGTGGTGAAAACTTAACCGATGGCGAAAATAGCTGGTATAACGATAAAACTGGGTGCAGATGCTTCCGGTGTAGAGAAGGCTTTAAAAGGTATCGACTCCAGTCTGAAGAAGACACAGAGCAACCTTAAGGACATCAACAAGCTCCTGAAGCTGGATCCAGGCAACACCGAGCTTCTTACTCAGAAACAGAAGAACCTTGAGAACGCTGTAAAGCTGACCGGAGACCGGCTGAACGAGCTCAAAGAGATCCAGAGCCAGGTGGCCGAAGGGTCAACCGAATGGGACGCGCTGCAGCGTGAAATCATAGCAACCGAGCAGAACCTTGAAAAAGCGAAGAACGAGCTGAAAGACTTCGGCAGCGTAGCCGAGCAGAAACTGAAAGCCGCCGGAGCAAAGATGCAGGAGTTCGGCGGTAAGGTCGAAGACGTTGGCAAAAAGCTGTCTGTGGTCAGTGGAGCTGCTGCAGCTGCGCTCGGTGCGATCGGTAAGCTCGGGTACGATACCATGAAGTCCGCCGACGAGCTTGCCACTCTTTCACAGAAAACCGGCGTATCGACGGATGAGCTGCAGAAATGGCAGTATGCAGCGGAGTTGGTCGACGTTGACGTGAACACCATTACCGGCGCGATGACGAAAATGAAGAAAAACATGGCTTCGTCAACTGATGCGTTCACAGAGATGGGTGTTGAAGTCAAGAACGCCGACGGAAGTTACCGGGATGCGGTCGATGTGTTCTATGACACGATCGCGGCGCTCTCGAAGATTGACAACGAAACAGAGCGAGACCTGAAGGCCATGGAGCTGTTCGGGAAGTCTGCGGATGAACTGGCCGGTATCATCGATGACGGCGGTGCAGCGCTCAAAGCATACGGCGAAGAGGCGGAGAACCTGGGCCTGATCATGAGCGAGGAAACGGTACAGTCGTTGAATGATACGAACGACACCGTTGACAAGCTGAAGCAGAACGTGACTGGAAGCCTGGCTCAGGCCGGCGCAACTCTTATTCAAACTTTTGGCCCGGCGCTTGAAAAGGTGGCCGGGTTTATCGGAACTGTAACAGAAAGAATCCGGAATCTTACACCAGAACAGGCTGAAATGATCGTGAAGATCCTCGGGATCATCGCGGTGGTCGGTCCGCTCTTGCTGGTGATCGGGAAAATCATATCGGCAGTTGGAACGTTGATGACTGTCCTGCCGCTCCTGGCGGGGCCGTTTGGCATCATTATTGCTGTCATAGCGGCGGTAATTGCGATAGGTGTCCTCCTGTACCAGCACTGGGATGAAATCAAAGCCTGGGCGCTGAATCTGAAAGACAACCTCGTGAAAACGTGGGAGAACATCAAGGTTTCCATTACAAAGACTGTTGAAAACATCAAGTCGAAAGTAACAACCGTCTGGACGACCATTACGACCACGGTTAAGAACAAGATTGACGATCTGAAGAACGGCATCAAACAGCGGTTCGACAATATTCGCGACACGATACAGGCAACGATTGACCGCATTAAGAACATTTTCAACTTCCAGTGGTCTCTCCCGCATCTGAAAGTGCCGCACATCACGGTGCAGTGGCAGCCAACAGACAGCGCCTTTGCTCAGTTCTTTGGCTTCAGCTCACTCCCGCACCTGTCGGTTGACTGGTATAAGAAAGCGTATGAGAACGCCGTCATGTTCACAAAACCGACTGTGCTTCAAACTCCGTATGGAGCGAAGGGCTTCGGAGACGGCTCCGGCGCTGAGATTGTCATGGGACTGAACAAGCTGCAGGAACTGGTTGGTTCATCCGGAGACGTGGTGATCAACGTGTACCCAGCCGCCGGCATGAATGAACAGCAGCTTGCGCAGAAGATCCAGAAGGTATTCATTGCGAACTATAAAAACAAGGAGCTACTGAATGTATAACTCAATCACTTTCAACAGCAAGAACCTTCTCACGGAGTTCGGCGTATATATCTCCGGGCAGGGCACGTTCGGGGCCCCGGACCGGGAATACACCTATTACGATGTGCCCGCCAGGGACGGAAGTGTTCTCGGTATCGGTTCTAAGCTGAACAACATTCAGGTATCGTACAAGGCCGGGATCGTCAGCAATTTCTCGGCCAATATGCAGGCGCTGCGCTCGTTCCTTCTTTCAACAATCGGATATGCGCGGCTGACTGATACATATCATACAGGCGAGTACCGCATGGCACTCTATGAGAACAGTTTTTCTCCCAGTGTGATATCCACAAACAATGCTGGCGAATTCACACTGACCTTCAACTGTATGCCGCAGCGTTTCCTCACGAGCGGGGAATCTGTGCAGTCATACACGGCGAGTGGTACACTGAGCAACCCGACTCATTTTGATGCGAAGCCGCTCATCCATGTGTATGGGTACGGCAACTTTACCATCTCCGCGACCGGTTACGGCGGTGTTCAGGTCGAAATCGCGAATCCGTCCGTCACTGATTTCTACATTGACTGCGAGACGATGAACATCTACAGCGGGTCAACGAACCTCGCTTCTTATGTTGCGTTCAAGAAGAGCGGCACGTCCCAGTATGGCGTGGATGCGCCGGTTCTGAGACCGGGAAGCAACAGTATCACGAAATCGTCCTCTTCTATCACGAAACTGGAAATCACGCCCCGTTGGTGGGAGGTGTGATATGTACCCTATCCTGTATGATTCCACGAACCTACATTACACAAACCTCGGCAAAGGAAAACTGACGGATGTTCTTTCGTGCGAAGTGTATGAGGAGCTGAACGGTGAATACTCTGCCGAGTTCACTTATCCGGTCACCGGCGCGAGAATCAACGACCTGTACAACGGCGGCACGGTGCTGATCTGGGCGCCGACATACGATAGCACGTTCAGCCAGGCGATGGAGTGGTTCGATATTGTCAGCCATTCGATGGAGATATCCGGAGTGGTGACATTCCACTGCCAGCACGTTTCACGGCGCCTCGCATGGTCTATGCTGCTCGGTCCGACTGTGTACACAAACACGCTGTTCACCAACGCGACCCCAGCGCAGTACGGCGGGCTGACGTTCACTCACGAAGGGAGCAGCCCTGTCGGCAATACGCAGTTCACGATCACAGAGCCCAAATCTCTGCTTGCTTGCCTGATCGGTGATGAGGAATCCTGTGTTGCCAACTTCGGCGGCGAGTTCGCTTTCCGAAGCAAAACTACCTCGGTTCCCGAAACGATCCAGTGCGCATGGACATGGAAGACAACCAGAGGAGCAGACCGTGGCGTTCAGATCCGGTTCGGATACAACATGATGTCGTTCAACTGGGAGCGAGACCGCACCGAGGAGTTCAACGCTTACCTTCCTTACTGGCAGGACTCCAACGGGACGCGGATATATGCACCGTCCCCGTACTATGTGACACCGACCACAGCAATATCTCCGATTATCCTGCAGCCGCTCGACTGCTCCGGAGACTTTGAAACACAGCCGACATCAGCCCAGCTACAAACGTTTGCCCAGAACAAGCTGGACACAGAAACGCCGTGGATTCCGAAGGACGGAATCACGGTGGACTTCCTCAACGGTGTTGAAATAGACCCGCACAGCCCTCCGATCACCCTGGGCGATATCGTTCACGTCAAGTGGTACGATGCGGGCATCCAAATCGACCAGAAGGTTATTTCCTACCGCTTTGATGCCTTGCAGGAGAAATACATCGAGATGAAAATCGGCACGAAGCAGAACAAATATGTAGCGATTGAGGTGGAGAAATGATCAGAATAACGACCCCGACCATCACGCTTAAAGTCCCGATGTACGACCTCACGGAGACTGATGTGCTTGTGACCATCAAGCAGAAAGACAACGTCATGACTTTTGCACCGGACACCGTAGCGTATGAGGACGGGAAGAGCACCATCACTTGCACCCTCACCCAGGAACAGACGCAGCTGCTGCAGCTGGGCCTCTGCAAGGTGCAGGTCAACTTTACATTCACGGAAGACAACGAGCTGCGCCGGCTGGCGACTAAGGTGGCCACCGTCTCCGTATGCGAACAGCTGTTTGAAGAGGTGATAACCGCATGATCAACCTTGAAGTTGAAAACAACGATGTGGATCTGGAAGTCTCCGACCTGCGGAAGGGCGCTGACGGTATCACTCCGGAAGTATTCGTGACCGATATCACTGATGGCCACAACGTGCTGTTCTATTACGGGGCTGACGATTCGCGGAATAAGAACTTCGATGTGATGAACGGCGAGCAGGGAGATCCGGGCGAGACTGGCCCTGCCGGACCGGGACTTGCACCCGGCGGAACGACCGGACAGATTCTGGAGAAGAACTCGAACGATGACTACGACACCAGATGGGTCGACAAGGAAGGCGGAAGCCTGTATGTCACGTTCACGTCCACCGGCGGCTCCATCGTTGCCGGCTATACGGTCTCTGAGATCATTGCCGCGTTCAATAGCGGGAAGGCCGTATACGGATTCTATCAGGGGACGGTCTACTACCTTGCCTTCATTGGCAGCACATCCGTCACGTTCCGGGATGTCACGCAGACCAGCACGAGCCAGATCTCGCAGTACATTCTTTCAATGAGCGGGCTGGACAGCAATGTTGCCACGTTTTCCAGTTCTTACTTTACGGCTCCAACAGAAGTCATGAGCATCACCTGGACATATAAAAGCGGCGGGTGGAGGTCGAGTAGGAACATTTCCGAAATCAGCACCGCGTTCATGAACGGGCAGGCGATCATCGGCCGGAACGACCACAAGGCATACTATCTTGCCGTAAACAACGGTACGGTCTCCGGAGAATTCCGCACGATGCCTGAGATTGACATCAGCGGTTCCACTCCGACTATCACGATACAGGGCTTCACATTCCTGACTCACGACTCTACCGGGTCTTGGTGGCAGTCCTACACAAGGACGCTGACGGGTGTAACACCTTGAAACTGATTATCCCGACACTGCTGATCCGCGTCCCCGTGATCGAGCGGGAAAAAGGAACGGACGGGCAGGAGATTGTTGACGCACCGTTCGCGGCAGCCATGTGGCACTGGAACGAGCTCACGGTCATTGCTGATCACGCGGGGCAAGAGTTTAAGAGACTCGGCCGGGCGAAGGTCGGCACGGTGGCATGGCTCGGCGAGACGCGCTACAAATGCATCCTGACAGAGATCGGCTGGATCCAGGACAAGCGGCTGTACCGTGCGAGCGGGCAGTACGTTCACGAGGCATGGACAACAGGCTTATGCATCTACACCTGCCACGGTCAGAAGTTCGGCAACATCCAGCCGATTAGACTTACACACTGGAGGGAAACATGACACCAGAAACACGAATTGATTTTTACCTCGCAGATATCACAGACGATCCGGATGCCGGCGCGATCCCGGAGCCGGTGACGCGGATAGACAACTATCTTGCCCACCTGTGTGGCGAAACGGTCACGCTGCAGGAGCCGGTCACGAGGATTGACCACTATCTTGCTTACCTGTGCGGCATGGATGTACAGATTGAGGAACCGGTCACCCGCATTGACCACTACCTTGCAAAGCTGTGCGGGATGGACGTGGAAGTGCCCGAACCTGTCACGCGGATTGACTACTACCTGTACCAGTGGGCAAGCGAGCCGCAGGGCTTCCTCCACACCCTCACCGGCTCCATTCTCCACATCACAGACGGACTTGCAAGACCTGCGGAATCTCTTACAGTTTCCTTCGGCCCAATACAGACGGGGAGCGGTGACCCTTCGCCGGATAACGTGCGACCCATCAGCGGACGGACGGGATTGGATGTGTTCGTCAGCAACGATAACCTACTTGACCCAAGCGGATTCGTTGACGGCATTTATTCCTCTGCGAACTTTGATGTCACAGCATCAAACACTTACATCAGCACAAAGATATATCTAAAAGCGGGAGATTATACTCTGTCAGCATCTGAAGCAGGAGCAACAATTGACAGAAGAATCCTTAACGGCTCGATGTCTTCCGCAAACCGCAGTCTTCCTATGAATTTCACGTTGAACGAAGACGGGTGGTTTGGATTCAGCACAAGCGGAAAAACGCTCGGATTTCAGATAAACCTCGGCAGTACCGCACTCCCCTATGAGGAATACTCAGGCGAAACCAAGACCGTCACATTCCCCTCGACCGTCTACGGCGGTACGGCAGAAGTGGTCGGAGGGAATGGGAGCAAGACATGGGAAGCCGTTGACATGGGCGATATTGAGTGGTCGGTTGTTGACGGTGCTTATCCCAATCTGAAAAGATTCAGAACTGTTGCCTTTTCAACAACAGCAGTGGCGGGGGATGTTGTCCCCAGTAATGTCCTTTGCGAATGTTTTGCTACGCATAAATGGAACGACATCTCAAGCGGAGCACCCGATGGTGTATATGTTTCCACTGCTGGATTCGTAAATATAAGAGCAGTTGATTATTCTACCGCTCAAGAGTTTCAGACGGCAATGAAAGGGAAAAAACTCTGTTATCTTCTCACGGAAACAGAACCTTTCTCCACCACACCGACCCAAATCGACATCCTTGAGGGCGAAAACAATCTGTGGAGTACGGGTGACACAATGACCCTCGAATACTGGGGCAGTGAACCCGATGACCCACAGATACTGAGCAACCTCAATGTGCTGTTAGGTGGGCGGTACTACAACAACCACACCGAAAACGAACCGACTGATGCGGAAGCACTCAATATCCTGTTAGGGGGTAACCGATAATGACATACGAAGAACTCAGAGAATATCGCAGATGCATGGTACTCGGGGCAGAACACTTGCCCGCTGAAGATGCCGTGAAAGTACCGCTCATGTTCAACCCGTGGGATGGCAACGGACACCACTACCTTGTCGGCAACCGCTTCACTTATGGCGAACCGCTGACAGTATACGAAACCCGACAGGAGCATGATTCCCAACCCGACTGGACACCCGATGTTGCGGTTTCCCTGTACAAGAAAGTCGCTGACGAAGAACAGGGCGATGACCCGTCCAACCCGATTCCCTATGACGGGAATATGGAACTGTTCAACGGCAAGTACTACTCACAGGGCGGTAAGGTGTACATCTGTTTCCGTGATTCGGGGCAACCGCTGTATAACGATCTGAAAGACCTTGTTCACATCTATGTCGAGGTGTGGAATGGCGAAGGATGACGAGGAAGTCCTCTGGGACGAAGATGACTACCGAAGCTCCGGACTGCTCGAGGAGGATTAACCATGATTGACAGAAACAGGGTCATCGCCACCGCTGTCAACGAAATCGGCTACCGGGAGAAGGCGAGCAATGCGTTCCTGGATGAGCCGTATGCAAATGTAGGCAACGGGAACTTCACGAAGTACGCCCGCGATCTGGATAACATACCGAACTTCTACAACGGCCCGAAGAACGGATATGACTGGTGCGATATCTTCGTTGACTGGTGCTTTATCCATACATACGGCGCTCCGGTCGGCCTTGGCCTTATCTGTCAGCCTGTCGCCTCCGCCGGCGCCGGGTGCAAATACTCTGCTGCATACTATCAGGCGAAAGGCCGGTTCATGCAGTCACCGGAGCCAGGTGATCAGATATTTTTCTATTACGGCGGTGAGGTGTCGCATACCGGCATTGTGGTCGAGGTCAACAGCGTCGCGATCATTACGGTCGAGGGGAACGTCAACGGAGGAGTGCAGCGTTGTTCCTACCCTCACTCTTCTGCAGCGATCTACGGCTACGGCCGTCCGTGCTGGGAACTGTTTGACGAAGAGACCCCCGCAGCTCCCGAACAGCCCGCAGCTCCTACCGGCGAAGAAATCACGGTCACCCTGCCAACGATTGCCTACGGCGATACCGGCCTGTGGGTGAAGGTGATGCAGACCATCCTGATCGAGAAGAAATTCAGCTGCGGATCCTACGGAGCTGACGGGGACTACGGCGTGCAGACCAAAATCGCATTATATGAATTCCAGAAGGCCAGTGGTCTCGAAACAAACTGTATATGCAATGCTCCCGTGTGGGAGAAACTGCTGGAGGGTTAGCCATGAGTGAAACGATTATTACGGCCTTAATTGTCGCGGCCACGTCCATCATCTGCCAAATACTGGTGAACCGCTCAAACCGCAAAAAACGGATTGGCGAGGAGGAGGAAAAGGACAGGAAGCGAGCCGTTGATGCTGCCCTCAAAGACCAGCAATTCCAGAACCGCCTCGCCCGTATCGAGGAGAAGCTGGACATACATAACGGCTATGCCGCGCTGTTCAACGAGATACAGACCGACATCGCCGTGATCAAAACCGAAATCGTTAATCTGAAGGAGGGTTAACTATGCCTGATTGGTTGATTCGTACTATCAAAACTTTCGTGCAGTCATTCTTCGGTGTCCTTGTGCCGGAGATCTGCGTGGTGCTGAACAACGGCTTCCCGGAATCCTGGAGCAAGCTGTGGGCTTACCTCGCCCCGGTGGTCGCTGCAGCACTGTCCGCCGCGATCTGCGCCGTCTGGAACATCCTGAGCGAAAAACTGAAGCAGTAAGTAAGTTTATTTACAGACAGAGCCTGACACGCCTCTCGATGAAGCGGACCATGTTCAGGACATTATAAACGCCCCTGCCGGTTGTCGGTGGGGGCTGTTTTTGTTTCCTTTTTGTAACCCTGATACCCACTCCCCACGTAGGGGAGCAGGCAAAAATCCGTTTTCGGCGGTCAACACCTTGTAAGTCACCGTGTAAGTCATAGACGGATATTTTAGA